TCAAAGGAACAGAAAAGTATCATGATGATTTTGCATTTTTAAAAAGTAGAAACGTAGATGAGTATTATTAAAAGGAGATTATATTAATGGCTAAATTTGGTAAAAGAAGTACAATCAGCGAGAACTTAAATGACTTTACAATTTGCTTACTTGGAGAAGCGGGAATTGGCAAGACAAGCACTATAGCAGAAGCATGTGAAAAAGAGTTTGGAGCAGAGGGCTATATGATTCTTGATATGGGGAAAGAACAAGGTATGGAAGCTCTTGAGGGTTATACATACGAGACATGCGAGGATTGGAAGAAGTTTGACGAAGTAACAAAAGATATTATTAAGAACAAGAAAACAGATTATTCAGACTTAAAGATTCTTGTTATCGATACACTTGATCAGTTTGTAGAGATTATGACACCATATGTTATTAAACTGTGGAATACAGAGAATATGGGAAAGAAGAACTTTGAACCAGCAAAAACAATGAATGCAGCATGGTCTGGTTTTGGTAAAGCAGATGACAAACTTGTAGAGCTGGCACTTAATAGAGTTTGGGAACTTAAAAAGGTTGGTGTAAATACATGGTTTACAGGTCATGTGAAAATGAGAAATAAGGTAGATCCTCTTACACAAGAAGAATATTCTGTTCTTTCTACAGACATTTCTCAGAGAATTTTTGAGGGATTTAAAACAAAATTCCATGTAATTGGTATTGCTTGTATTGACAGAACAATTGATGTTGAATCAACTGGTCGTAGAAA